CAGCACTGTATCTGCTGTCTACCTGCATGCCCAGATCCATTAAATCATCAAAGGTTTCCTGAGCTTTGTTGGCTAGGTCATCCAGCTCACGATCCCCAGCATCCAGATCACGCACACAGGGCAAGGCGGCATCAATCTTGTCTATGGTGGCGTCTATTTCGGCCAGTTGCGTGCGGGTTGGCGGACTGGGAGCAGGTTCAGCTTCGGGATCTTGAGCGGCAAAATCAAACAAGGATTCCAGTTTTCGGGTCATACACCTATTTACCGGTACGTTTACTGCCTTGATGGAATATTTGGTCTTCGTTGATCACGCGAAACGTCAATCCATTCCGGCGGGCCCATTTGGTGGCGGCATCCCATTTGGCATAGTTCACTGCCACTATGGCACGATCTCTGTCGCTCATTCGGCTTTCGATCAGGCTTTGTTTTTTCGGCTTGATTTCGATGAGTTCGGCCCGTGTGGTGTTGTCACGCCCGCGATAGGTCACAAAGAAATCTGGCACATACATGCTCTGTTTTCCTGTGATGGGGTTACGATAGGGAATGCTTATACTTTCACTTGCCCACTGTACAATGTTGTCATTTGAATCCAGGAACATCATGAATGTCATTTCCCAACCTGATCTGTATCTAGGCGTGCCTTTGCCCACATACTTGCCAGGATTCCTCACGGTGTAGATGCCTTGACGGAAATTTGGCATGCTTCAAATCCTGATGTTGTGTGCCACGTAGTAGTTGCTTTGAGTTGGCACATTCACACCCAACAAGGTGCTGGAACTGCGGATGCCGTTGAGATAGTAGGCCAAGGTAAGATTTATCTGCGGCGCAGTCTGGCCTTGGAACTGTTGCAACAAATTCATCACAGGAATGCCAGTTTGATCACTGACGCGGAACAGGCTCACAGTGAAGTTGCCGGCTGCTTCGTCGCTGCCAAACACACTACGGAAATAACTCAATACTGCATCATAGGCCGCCACTGGTACAGTTTGTTCGTAGCCATAGAATCTGTCAAAGATCTGTACAGTGAGATCGGTCTTGGTATTGATGGCATTTACTGACGCCATGTTCAACCTCCACTGATTAGATTGCGCAATTTGGTGGCCGCATCAACACCGGCTGGTGTGGGAAAGTTCATGCCTCCGGCGCCGTTGGGCAGTTGTCCAATGCTGCCAGGCACACCAATGCCGGCAGCCACGCCCAGGCCAGTGACCAAGGCAGCTCCAAGAGCACCTGAACCGGCCAGTTGTCCTGACAAGAATGAACTTGCTGTGGGTACCAGGGCCTGCCCCACTGCACCCAGCACGTTCTGCAGGGTGTTTTGTCCGGTGGCCAGGGCCTGTAGGTCCTGTTTGTTGCCATTGGGGCTGGGTCTGATGGTGCCTTGGCTTTCCACTGTGGCCGTGCTGCCAGGTCTGGCGATGGGGCTGGGTACCACATCATAGTTGGCCGGGTCAGCAAACCCTGTGACCTGTGGACTGGGTGTGGCACCACCCACGGCGCCTGAATAGTACTTGACATTTTCATAGCGTATGCTCATGGTATGGGTCATGACACCGTTGCCTTGACCGTAGTCATAGGTGTCATGTGTCCAGTCCGTGATCAAGGGATTGATCATGGTGTACTGTGCATAGGTCTTTTGGCTGAGACCGTAGATGGTGATGTCACGAAAGAAAGGTTCCTGTCCGCTGGCCGGACCGGTCAGTATGGAACTGGCCAAGCTCTGCAGGCTGGGGTTGTTGTAGCCCTGTCCGTTGAGACCCCATTTTTGCACGGGTCTACTGGCTGCGTAGGTGTCATTGCTGTTGTAGCTGAAGCCACTGAGCAAGGTGCTGATCTCGCCCAGGGTACCACTTTGATTGGGTGTGTTGCCATACCGGTACACAGGATCGCTGTAGTAGTACTGATAGTACTGATACCACATGTTGCGCACCAGGTCATTGTGATCGTCGTTGAACACGATCTGTGCAGGACTGTAGTTGATCTTGGTCTGAACCAGGCGTTTGCGATTGTACTGGTTCATGGTGGCCACGTCTATGGTGTAGCCAGGCAACTGTGCTGTTTTCACAGTGAGACCAATGGTGGAGCCTTTGCCGCCCGAAGTCAAGTTGGCCACTGCGGGTATGTTGGTGTTTAGGTTGAAGTAAACATGGAATAGGAACTTGGTGCGTGGCGCCAGGTCATAGCCGCCAGCCCTAAAGGTCTTGCTGGCGTGAGTGTAGTCGCGAACGCCTTCGCCAGGCGGGAACGGCTGTAGATTTTCTTGGCCGAAAGCCATGGCCGGTTAGCCCGTGGCTACGTCGTTGACTGTGAGCGGTATGCTTGCACCAACACCCACATCCTCACCAGTGAGGGTCTGCAAGGCATTGTCGTAGCGTATGGTCATGGTCACTGTCATGGGTTCTGTGCCCGAACCGTAGTTGGCATCGTTGTAGTTGACACCTTGTAGATAGCAACCTAATATGGTCCAGGTTTCCAGCGCCACAGGTGTGTTGGCACCGTTGCCACCGTCTAGCACTTCAAACACCGTGGTAAACTTGTAGTCAATGCCCGAAGCAGCCGAACTCTGTTCCAGGAAGTCCAGTTGTTTCTGCAGTTGTTCACCAACCAATCTTGCCACGTTACCACCAGCATCATCACGTACCTGGCAGGTGATGTCCGACCAAGTGTGTTTGCCAGCCAGTCTTATGGTGCTGTTGTAGATAGGCAGATCTATGTTGTCAAATGTGACCTGTGGACGTGTAAAATCCATGACCTGTTTGGTCAGTTCTGTTGTGGGTTGGCTCACGCCCAGATTCAAAAATGTCACTCTAAAGCGGAACTTCAGCTTGGGCATCAGCAGACCTTGGGCAGAGTTGCTCTGATCGCTGGCCAGCGGAACTGTGAGTTTGGTTAGTGATGCTGTTGACATTTATGGTTCTCCTGATATACAGTTATTTATGGTCACTTTAGGCCGAGGCTTGTGCCGCTATGGTTCCTGTGTTCTGTATGCGCATAGGTATGTAGATAAACTCCACTGCCTTGACTGGCTCAATGGCTATGTCCACATACAGTTCATTGGCATCTATGGTGGCTGGCGTGTTGTTGGTCAAATCACAAACTACCAAGAAGTCATAGAGACCGCGCTTGTTGACCAAGTCCACCATGAGTGCCGTGATCTGGTTGGTTATAGAGCTACGGGTTATGGTGTCATTGGGTTCAAACAAGTACTGATCTCCAATGATCTCCAGGCGTCCACGTATGAATGCCACCAAGCGTGCCACGTTGATACGATCCAGTGCAGTGGCAGTGCCCTGCAGGGTGTGGTTACCAAAGTTGGTTATGCCTGTGCCAGGTATGAATGTGATTGGATTGACATTGTTTGAGTACAACACATCACGCAGGCCTTGATTAACTCCCAAGGGTTCAAATTCACCAGTTTGGGCTTGCAAGTAACCAATCTGTAGAGCATTGTCTACCACTCCGCGACGCAGACCAGCTGGTGCAAACCAAGGAAATGCCACGGCATCGCTGCGTATGATAGTGCGCAACATCATGTGACTTGGTGCAGTTACTACCACATTGCCTGTAAGGTCTGTGGTGGTACAGCTGGGGTAGAATGCAGCGCCATAAGGATCGCCTGCGGTCAATGCTCCATCTCCAGTGCTGAGTCCCAGACCGTTGTTGTTGGTGGCCCAGGTAACAATTTCATCTGGAGTCAAGCGCAAGGGTGTGTCTACTAAGCTGAAGCCTGTGTTGCCACGATCGTTGTTGAGCACTTCCATGTTGGGAGCCAGTTCTGGGTAGCTGACGCAGGTGATCAAGTTGAACTGTGCTTGATTTTCACGAAGTTGTGTACTGGTATCAATGGCCACTCTTAAAGCCTGTACTATGAGATAGCGTTGTGCATGACGACCCATGTTGGGGCTGCCGTCGTTGCGATTGGCCGAAGCTGTGACCCAAGCATCGGTCTGGCTGGGTAGGACCAAGGGCGATGGATAATCTGTGCTGTTGAAGTAGTTGACTTCAAACGATTTAACGTTGAATCCACTTCTGCGTGTGTTGAACAGCAGGATGCCTTCTGGATACAGTTCTGGATCAGGACAATCAAGATCCACATAGTTGCTGGTTATCAACGGTGTTGAGCCTGTGGCAATGGGTGGAATAGGATCTGTGATGGGATTTGTGGTGCCGTTGGGAGCCCAGCGTGCGTCGGCAAACAGCACACCATTGATTGTGGTCTGGTCGGTGTTGTCTATGCGCACCCACTGATCTTCTCCGTCCACTGTTTCCCAGCGATTGATCAAGGGATAGTTTTCTAGATCTGATGTATCAATCCAGAGGTCACCGTAGGCCAAGGGGCTTTCTGCTTCATCGGTCTGTGTG